CGTGGTCACACCGTCTTCGCTGACGGCTGATGTGAACGACTGGGCCATCGGCACGGGCGATGTCTTCCGCGTGGCAGGGACAGCGGCCAGAAACGTGACCGGGATCGCCGCAGGGACGAGCGGTCTGGCCGTCTTGCTAGTCAACGTCGGCAGCTTTGCTTTGACGCTGAAGCACCAGTCAGCATCGTCCACGGCCGCCAACCGATTCACGGTCCCGTGGGCCGGGGATTGCGTCTTGGCGGCCAACGGCGGCGCGGTGGTGCTGGTCTACGACTCAACCTCCTCGACATGGCGCGTGGTCTGATGTCGCTCTCCGTCATCGCTGCCGCCCCCACGATCCACCACGAGGCGATCGACTGGGCCACCCGAGCATCGGCCAACGGCGGCACGATCTCCACGACCGTGCTGCGGGCCGTCAGTGACTTCTGTGCCGCTGCGGATCGCGAGGCGTTCCGCTCTGCCATCTACCGTTTCAATCCCTTCGCTGGCGGCAACCTTTCCGGCGCTCTTGTCCCGCTTTACCGAGGGCCGACGTTCGGCGGCACGACGTTCGGAAACAGCACGGACACCAACGTCAATTTCGTTTCGGCCGACTTCATCGAGACAGGAGCCACGGGCGGACTCAAGGGCAACGGAACGAACAAGTATCTACAAACTGGATTCGCGTCTAACAGTTTGCCTTCAGCCACCAGCGTTCATCTGTCTGCAAGCGCGACCCAAGCGGCGACATCCGGAAACCCTGTTTTTCTTGGCTCTTATAACAACACGCCGCCCGGCCTACTTGTTCTCGACGATTTCTGCTCGTTCAACGCGACGGGGAGGTCATACCGTCACGGAAGTCTCAGCGTTGGCCAGTTTCCTGTCGTGTCGTCTCCAGGGGCGACAGAAGCTCACGTCATCGGCACTAGGACAGCGGCAGCGTCGGCCGCGATCTACCGCGCGGGTTCGTTGTCTACCACCAATACCACCAATGTTTCGACAACCAATAATGCGTTGGGAATGTTCGTTTTCAACGCCAATTTCAACGGCTCTCCGATCTCCGGGCAATTCTCGGCCGCGCGGCTGCGAATGTATTCAATTGGCACCGGCCTGAACGCCACGCAGGCCGCCGCATTCTCCGCTGCCGTGATCTCGCTAAACACAGCCCTCGGGAGGTAACGCAATGCTGCTGCGCGACCTCTCCATGCCGATCTCCGAGACCGAGGCCCGCGGGCTTGCGCTCGTGTTCTCCCCCGCCCTGGCCGCAAGGCTCGGCCAACTCCACGCCGCCTATGGCTCGACCAACTGTGTGCCGGTGCCGTCGCCGCTGATCGATGGCCGGTTAATGCTGTGTGCCGACGTTCTTACGGAAGTGGCGGTCGGCGGGCTCCTGGCCGCGATGTGGGGCGCGGCCGATCAGACCGTCCTTGGGGCGGCCGTCGAGGTGATCGCGTGGGATGCGGCCGTGGCGATGATGCCAACGCCCGAGCCGATGCCGTGGGGTGAATGATGCCCAAGGCTATCCCCTCCTGGCGACCCAAGCGGATGACGACGACGACCAGGCCGACGAAGGAGATCGCCCACTACCAGACCTCCGATTGGCGAGCCCGACGGACGCGGATCCTCCTGCGGGACGCGATGCGGTGCCACGAGTGCCGCCGAGCCGTGAGCGGACGCCAAGCCCACGTTGATCACCTGATCCCCCTCGAGGAAGGCGGGACGGATGACGACGCCAACCTTCGGACGATGTGCGAGCGTTGCCATGGGCGGAAAACACGGGCGGAGCAGAGGCGGCGGGGAGTGAACTGAAAAAAGCGAGTTGCCCACGGAAAAAAAGAAGAGACAACGGCCACCCACAAGGAGGTGGCCATGCGTGTCTCGGCTTGTCAGTGCTGCGGGGAATCGATCAATGCAGGGACTCGCGGGCCTGTCCCGATCAAGTGCGGCCCGTGTCTCGGGCGACGACGACCAGGCGGGCCGCCACTGCCGAAGAAGGAGCGGCCGAGGAAGACGCCAGAGGAGCGGATCAGGAGCGATCGATTCACGTTCGTCCCTGGGAGAGTGGAGACGCCGTGTGGTCACTGCGGAAAGACGTTGTGGATTGGACCGAAGGAACACGCTAGGAGCCCGAGCCACTTCTGTGGGAGAGAGTGTCGAGGTCTCGGATCACGCCGCGCCGTACCCCACCGCTACCAGTGCATCCGATGCGGCAAGCAATGCTCGATCCAAGGCAACCCGAGGCAGAAGCACAAGGGGCTCTACTGCTCGCGGAAGTGTGCTGGTGCCACGCGAGGCGACAAGGCAAAGACGAGGAAGGCCATGCGGCGGGCGATCGCATCGCTAGAGCGATTGATATTCCCGTCTCGCAGAAGGCTATATCGGGTCAAGCTCCTTCGGATCAAGAAGGAGCGAGCCAAAAGGAAAAGCGGAAACCTCCGCACCCGTTGCAAGAGATTCGGCGTTCCATACGACAGCAGCGTCAGCCGGCTTTCAGTGTGTAACCGCGACGGATGGATCTGTGCGATCTGCGGGGTCAAGACCATCAAAGAGGCCAACAGGGAACACCCTCACCCGCTTGAAGGGACTCTCGATCACATCATCCCGCTCTCGAAGCGGACAAAGGGAAACACATGGGACAACGTCCAGTGTGCTTGCCGAAGTTGCAACTGTCAGAAGAAGCAAGACCGGATCCTGTGCTGCCAAATGAGGCTCTTTTAGCCTGAAAAAAAGGCAGGCTGGGTCAAAAGAAAAAACTGACATTTATCCCAAAACCCCAGGCCTAGGGTGCGTGTGCGTCCTGCGGGTTTTGAAAATCCTGGAGAGGTCAGATGGGATCGCGTGGCCCTGCCCCGAAGCCGTCAAGTGAGCGTTCCGCGATCGGTCGGAACACCCTCCACCGCAAGGTCCGCGCGCCAAAGCCGATCGCGGTGGCGATGCCGGCAACCGTGAAGGCCGACAAGGTGGCCGCCGGTTACTGGAAGGCCCACGCCCCGGCGCTGATCACCGCGCGCCGACTGCGGCCCGACTTGGCGGAAGCCTTCGGCCTCTGCTGTCTGCTGAAATCCGAAATGGATGCCATGGCCGTCGAGCTCGCCACCCAGGAGCGGACGACCACGACGGAGAAGGGGGCATACGCCAACCCTCTGGTGAAGATCCTGAGAGACACGCGGCGCGACTGGCTTGCCCTGGCGAGAGACTTCGGTATGACCGCTGCATCAGATGCCCGCATTCCGCAGGACGCCCCCGATGTCGAAGAGTCCAAAGAGGACGCCGCGCTCCGCCTCCTCACCGTCCCGAAGCGATCGTGACCGGCCCGAGTGGGTCGAGGGCTACCACTTCGACGCCGCTGCCGCCGATCGCCCTTGCCAGTTCGTTGAGACGCTCTGTCGCGTCCCGTCTCGAGACGGTGGACCGGCCGAGCCCATGCGGTTGATCGAGTGGCAGAGGGAGCGAGTCATCCGGCCCCTGTTCGGCTGGAAGCGGGAGGACGGTCGGCTCCGCTACCGCCGCGGGTGTGTGTTCGTCCCGAAGAAAAACGGGAAGAGTTTCCTGATGGCGGCGGTGGCCCAGTACCTCCTCTGTGGTCATGCCCCGATCTCCGACGTTTACCTCGCCGCCGTCGATCGGCTCCAGGCCCGAGAGATCTACCGCGTGGTCGCGAAGTTCGTCAGCGCCTCCCCGCAGCTGTCGAAGCTCCTCGAGGTGATCGACTCGAAGTCCCTGATCAGGAACCGCGATCACGGGAACGTCTTGAGGTGTTTGAGCGCTGACGCCTACCGGAACGAGGGGCTGAACGGCAGCGTGATCATTGACGAGATCCACGCTCACAAGTCCGATCAACTGATCTCGGCCCTGACCTACGCCACGCGCGCCACGCCGAATGGCCTGATCCTCGCGATCTCCACCGCGGGGGACAACCGGAACAGCGTGGGCTACCAGTGGTGGAGCGATGCCGAGCTCGTGTCGGTGGACCCGAGGAGCAACCCGTCATTCCTCGGCGTGATCTACGCGGCCGACCCCGAAGACCCTCGCGGGTTTGGGGATCCCGCCGTGTGGCGCGAGGCCAACCCGTCGATGGGTGTCACGTTCCAAGAGGACGAGTTCGCGGCCGACTACCAGGACGCCTTGACCAACCCGGTGAAGATGGGCCGGTTCATCCGCTACGGCCTGAACGTCTGGACCGAGCGGGACAATCGCTGGTTCCACGGCGACGAGTTCACCCGCTGCCGGGCCGATCCTCCCGAGCCCCTCGAGGGCCGCCCGTGTTGGGTCGGGCTTGATCTGGCGGATCACGACGATCTCACGGCCGCCGTCTTCCTCTTCCGATCCGCCGACGGCTCCTTCGACGCCGAGCTCCTGGCGTGGGTTCCCGAGGAGTCCATGATCGAACGGGAGAAGAAGCAGGGCATCCCCTACTCGTCGTGGCTCCGGGACGGCTGGCTCCGCGTGACTGAGGGGAGCCGGATCGACCAGGAGCGGATCTACGCCGACATCCAGGAAGTCCTCGAGGGCCACGAGTGCCGCGGGGTATTTGGCGACCCGTGGCACCTCGACTGGATCGCGACGAAGCTCCAGTCCGACGGGGTCGACGTTCACAAGGTTCGGCAGACGATCGGCTACCTCACCGGGCCATCGAAGACGCTCGAAGACCTGGTGAAGACACAGCGGCTTCGCTACCGCTCACCGATCATGTCCTGGTGTGCCAATAACGTCTGCATCTGGACCGACCCAAACGGCAGCATCCGGCCCGACAAGGCGAAGAGTTCCGAGAAGGTCGACGCAATCTTCGCCCTGATCAACGCGATTGCGGGGGCCTCGACGGACGCCGAGCCCGAGGGCGGGGAGTTCACGCTCTACCCCCTGTAACTTCACCGCCACGGGCCTCCCCTGTCCGATGGCGGCATGGGAATCTTCGACCTCATTCCGTTCGCGCGATCCCGGCCCCAGCCCACGCCCCCGGCGGTGGAGCTGCGCGGCCTGTCCGATGGTTCCGGGCCCTGGTCGGCGTGGATCAGCCCCGACGCGGTGACGCCCGAGGTTGCCGTCCGCACCACGGCAATCCTGTCGTGCGTCCGGTTCCTCAGTCAGGCCGTGGCGTCGATGCCACCGCGGGTGATCCGCACCACGCCCGACGGGCGGAAGTCCGCGGCCGTCGACCTCCCCTGCTATTCCGTTCTCACCGACCGGCCCAACTCGACCCAGTCGCTCTACGAATGGATCGAATCGACGATCTATCACACCGCCCTGTGGGGCAACGGCTACTCCCGGATCGTCCCCGGTGTCGACGGTGGCTTCTGTTCCGCCCTCGAGCTCCTCCACCCGAGCCGGATGGATCCGCGGCGGATGTCCGACGGGAGTATCGGTTACCGCTACCTGTACCCCAACGGCTCCGGCCCGCAGGGCCAGACCGGCTGGGTGAACTTCAGCCAGGACGAGATCCTCCACGTTCGCTGGATCAGCGACAACGGAATCCGGGGCTTGGTCCCGTCCACCTTGTGCAACACGAGCGTGGCCCTCGCGCGGGAGCTCGACATCGCGGCCCGGGCCTTCTGGTCGAATGGCGCGCGGCCCGACATCGTCATCGAGACCGAAGAGACGTTGAACCAGCCGGCCATCGACGCCTTCCGCGCCCAGTGGCGGGAGATCTACGGCGGCTCGAGGAACCGCGGCGGGGCTGCGATCCTCCCCAAGAAAGCCCAACTCAAGACGATCGAGAGCAACT